CTCGGCGTGTAGGTTGAAAAATGGACAACATATGCGGTTGCCCTGATTTGGAATATATTCTAGCAAAGAATTAGGAGTTTAATATGGTAGAACTACAAGATTTTGATATGGCGGAACATTTAAGAAGTGAAGAGGAAATTCAGCTTTACTTAAATGAGGTGCTAAAAGAAGATGATGTAGATTTGATTTTATCCGCTTTAGGCGATATTGCGAAGGCTCGTAATATGAGTCAGATCGCAAGAGAAGCTGGTGTAAGCCGTGAGGGGTTATATAAGGCTTTTTCGGGTAAAGGTAATCCGACATTTTCTACGGTGCTTAAAGTCATGCGTGCTTTAAATCTTACCTTTGAAGTAAAACAAGCGGTTCATACTTAGATAAAAGAAAACCGCCACGGTGGGCGGTCAGTTGTGGTTATTAAATTTGTCACAAAGCTTTTTGAGTGATTTTTCAGAGGCTTTTTTTGGTAAATTGTTTCTCACATTACTGCGTTTTTGCGCTTTAGCAATGCGATCACCAAAATAACGCTTGAAAATTTCGTAGTCAGGTTTGGACTCTGGCTCTATTTCATAAAATGAAAGTTTACCATAAATAGCGCATAGCCAATCAGCACATTGAATTGTTTGATATAACTTACTGTCTACTTGTACTGGTGCTTCGATTAGCTGAAATTTGCTATTTTGATGCATTTCATAGATTGCATTTTTTACAATACTTGCACTTGATTCACTATCATCCATAAAGATCAGAAATTGATCTTCTTGGTTTTTAAATTCATCATCTAGTCGTTTGATAATCTCTTTTAAACTAGATAAATAAACCCGTTGAGCATCGTGTTTATCTACATCTTTTTGCTTGGCTTCACCAACATAAAATAGGAAACCTCCACGTTCGGTTATTTGATTTATAATGCGATTGGTAGAGCGTGTGATGTGAATTGTATACCTTTGTAGATTTGCTACAGAGTACTGCTTGGATCCTTTCTTTTCCCACGTCGAAAGTTTAAATACTTGACCTTGTTCTTTGGCTTCTTTTCTTGCTTGAGGAATATCATAATTTTCAAACAAGTATTGCTTAAGATTGAAAAAGAAAGAAGAGAATGGACGAACCTCTTCAATAGGCAAGACGAACCCACCCAATCCAAAAACAGGGTGAGTTTTATGTGTTGGGTGATCTACGGAAACATAAGGACCAACGTGACCAAATTCATCAAGATAAACAATATAAGTTCGAGAGGGATGCATATACTTTCCATAACTTAAATACACGGAAGCCCAATCATAAAGACTGGGCCCCGGAATCAGCAACAAAGAATCTTGCAATCCTCTGCTTCTGACGACTAATATAAGGCTTTATTTTTAAAAGTCAAGTTTTACTTTATAACAAATTACGGTGGATCCGTTACAAATAACTCCTATGCTCAACTATTCTCTATCTTCAATCAACAACGGCTTATCTTTTAATGGTTCAAGTGATTTTGATTTTAATAAGGATTGCATTTGTTGAATGGCCAGGCGGTTTAAAATAGTAAGTCGCTCTTTTTGTGAGACACCTTGCTCTATGAGTAGTGCATTTTGGCTTTCTAGAGCGGCTAATACCGTAAGTTGCTCAACGCTGGCATAATCTCGAATGTTGCCTTTTAATGTCGGATTTTGCTCACGCCATTGTTTGGCGGTTAAACCGAACATAGCTTGGTTTAGAATATCGGCTTCCGCAGAATACACAAATATTGGTTGTGTGCTGTTCAGTAATCTGGGAATAAGATGTGCTTGAATAGCATCGGTATGAATGCGGTAATTAGCTTTGCTTAGAATACGTTTAACATTCCATTCCGTTTTATTTTCTTGGGCTTCTTTTTGTTTGAGACGTTGGAACTCTTTGATGAGATAGAGTTTAAACTCTGGGCTGAGCCAAGAGCCAAATTCAAGGGCAATATCCTTATGAGCATAAGTACCGCTGCCATAACGCCCCGTTTTAGCGATTAAGCCGATAGCATTTGTTGCTGACCACTTTTTGACAGACATTACAAAGCGGTTTAAGCCGATATTATTTTTAATTTGGTGTAATTCCACCAAATTAAAATTTGGGTTGTTAATCTCTTCCCAAACTTGCAAAAATTCAATGGTGTTTTTGTTTTGTAGCCAGTTTTTTATCAGTTGATCACCATCACCAAAGGCTTTGCACATATCTGTTAGGCTGATATAGTCTTCGCCATTTCGTTCTGTAACCCGAATTTCTGTCTCTTGTACGATTATTACATCATTAGGAACCATACCATTCTCCAGTTTTAATTATGGCGAACTCGCCTATTTACTCAATAAAATTCAATAGTTGCTACAAGTAGCTCCTATGCTCAACTGCCACGCCAATAGCTACAAATCTTTAGGGTTTATTGGCAATACTCGGATAAATTTCCCAAGGATAATTGCAGTATCTAAGATTTCTCTCTTTATATCAAAAGGCTCGTAAGTCTTGTTGTCTGATAAAGCTCTATAAACGCCCCCTGGAATTTTTTGTAGTCTTTTAATATAAACTTCATCATCAATGGCAAAAATATACACACCTTCGTTATCGTAATAATTGATTGTGGTATCAATAAAAACGACATCACCTTTGTTTATTGTTGGAGCCATGCTATCAGTTGGAATAGTGATCATCTCAATGCCATTGCTTGATTTTCTCCCTACAATTTCAAGCAAACCATCTAAGGAGAAATAGATAGATTGAATAATTTCGGGATAGTTAGTATTGATAAAACCTGTTTCACCAGCCTTAGCTTTAAAGTTAATTAGATGAATAGGATATTGATGAGAATGTGTTTCTTGAATGGATATTGCAGACACAATAGCACTTTCTGTTTCTTCATCATAGTCTAAATAAAAGCTAGGCATTCCATACTCATTTTCTAATCTTCTTGCTGCACGCTCACCAAAAGATGATTTTCCTGATTTTAATTGTGATATGTAGCTTTTTTCCTTTTCTGGAATATCTCTCGTACTGAACCATTCTGTAAGTTTTTTTCTACGGATCTCTGGCAGAGTCATATTTTTAATCATAACTAACCTCACTTTTCATTTTTAAATCATTCTATTTAGTATTTCCTAAATAAGCAAAAAATAAACTTTACTTGACTTTGTATTTAGTTAAATCTAAACTAAATCTAATTTTTACTTAACAGGAGTGATGATGGACTTAACTAGTTATTTGTCAGATCGTCCTCGTGGCTTCAAAGCTGATTTTGCAAAAAAGCTTGGTATTTCTAAATCTTATTTACGACAAGTTGAAACAGGATATTCGCCAATGCCTGCTTATCTTGCTAAGAAAATTGAAGAAGTCACGAATGGCGAAGTAGCCAAATCTGAGCTTCGCCCTGATCTGTGGGATTAATTTACCCTATGAGGTACGCAATGGCACGCAATGAATTAAGCAAGTCTGCAATGAAGATTGCGGACTTAATCAGACAGAAGGCATCAGAGACGAAAGATGCTCAAGCGGCAGAATATGTTGGTGTAGATGCATCAACGATTTGCCGTTTCAAAGCAGAACATTTAGACAAATTCTGTGCTTACCTTGATTTTTTAGAATTGGAAGTATCAGAGAAAGGTTTAAATCGTTTGACAGACAGTGAACTAGACGCACTTAAGCTATTAGCCGAGAAGGGCGTTCATGCTATTGGAAAATAAAAACCCACGCTGGAACGTGGGTATATCAAAGGGAGATAATGTTTATGAAAACAGAGTTATTATCTACTAATCAGAGAGAAAATGCAACCCTAACGATGAGTAGTCGGGAGATTGCACGAATCACAGAAAGCAGACACCGTGATGTGTGCTTATCTATTAGAAACCTGATGAATAAAGGGGTAATTGGGGGGTATGCGGAAAGTCCGTACACCCATGAGCAAAATGGGCAAGTCTATTACGAGTATCATATTAATAAACGTGATACTTATGTGATTGTGGCTCAATTCTCTCCTGAATTTACTGCTCGTTTAGTTGATCGTTGGCAAGAGTTAGAGCAAAAGCAAGTGCAACAACTCCCTAGCTATTCAGAAGCATTACGCCAACTCGCCGATAAAATCGAAGAGAGTGAGCAAAAATCCCTTCAAATTGCCTCAATGGAAAGTTATTTCCGTAATGGGATTTCACCGTTTGAGTTTGTCAAAGGCTTGAATGGAGTGAACGCTTTGAAAATTGGGGCGTTTTTAGTGGATAAAAACTGGCTCTATCAAGATGGTAATCATAAACGTGTGAAGTCGTACGCTCGTGATCAGTATTTGACGGAAGAAACGACGGAGATTTCGCAACACGGAAAAGATCCGTTTGTGGCATATAAACCTGTTTTACTCAAGAAAGGGGCGGCAAAGCTCTATGAGTGGTACACAAAGCGAGAATTACCGATGAAAGCAAATTGGAATGGCGTATTTACACAAGATAAGGTGGTGGGATTATGAGTTTTAGCCAAAAATTACGCCAACTGGGACAGCCTATTGCGTACTATCCACAATTAGCAAAACCGTTAGGCGGTGTGACAGCGGCAATTTTATTTGGGCAATTATTCTTTTGGCAGGATAAGACCTCAAACCCATTAGGCGTATATAAAACACAAGCTGAGCTTGAACAAGAAACGGGATTAAGTCGCCGTGAGCAAGAAACGGCTCGCAAAAAATTAGTTGAGCTAGGCATCTTGGTTGAAACTCACAAACGCTTAGAGCACCGCATTTATTTCAAACTGGATTTAGTTAAATTTGATGCATTAATGGACGACATTCGGGAAGAAGCAAAACCGCCATTACCCAATGTCACTAATGAACATTCCCCAATGGCGGAAAGCGACATTCGGGAAGAAGCAAAACCGCCATTCGTTAATACAGAGAATACTTCAGAGAATACTAACAATAATACTTCCCTGACGGGAAGTATAAACGCGCGCGAGAAAAAATCCGCAGATTTGATTTTGTTGGAAAGTTTTGGGATTACCGAACAACTGGCAAAAGATTTCATCGTCCATCGGAAATCTTTCAAAGCTCCGATCACCGAAACTGCGTTGAAAGGTTTTCAGCGTGAGGCGGACAAAGCCAAAATTCCTATTCAACAAGCTATTGCGATTTCGATTGAGCGTGGTTGGCGTGGGTTCAATGCTGGTTGGGATTGGCAAAATGACGGAGTTTCTGCAAAAAATCCACAAAATCCGTCCGCTCGTAATACTTCCAAGCCATTTATCCCTGATGACGAAGGCAACTGGGCGGAAGGTATGTCTATCACGCTAAGGGGAAGTTAATGCAAAACGTGGCATCAATGAACTTGAAAAGCCTTGTCGGGCAAGAGCCAAATTACCAAGTGCCAGCAAAGGCAACGGCAATTCCTGACGGTGCGATTAGAGCTGTTAATCAATTATTCATTCAGCTTCGGGCGATTTTTCCTGCATGGAAAAATTCATTTCCTGATGCAGACAGTTACCGTGAAGCAAAGCGGATTTGGCTTGAAACGTTGGTGAATGAAAAAATTACGACGATTGAGCAACTGCAAAACGGGATTGCGCGAGCGAAAAAATCCAAAAATCCATTCTGGCCAAGCGTAGGCGAGTTTGTGGAGTGGTGCAAAACGGTGGACTACGAAGCGTTAGGTTTGCCTGATGAAGATAGACTTTACCAGCGGTTACAAGCGTTTATGAGGTTTGGCATGGAAGAAATCCAGCAGTTTAAGTTTGCTTCTACTGCGGAGTATTACTTGATTACCAATTTGTATGTGCGTTGTCGGACTGGTGAATGGAGCGATAAGCAACTCAAAGATGAGATTAAAAAATCCCTCGTCAAAATGAGCAAGCGGTTAAAAACGGGGGAAGTTTTACCAGAACCAAAGCTGGCATTACCTCAAGAAGTGAAAGCAGTCAATAGTGAAAAGGTGAGGGCTTTCTGGGGTGGTTTGTTGAAACAGGTTAGGGGGTTTTAGATGAGTTTGGATTTTATTAAGAAGGTAGGTGGGTATTTTAGAAAAGAGCAGGTTGGTAGGTATGGAGCATAAACAAAAATACTTTTTACGCACTGAGAAAATTAAAAACAATGCCCTTGAATTTGTGAAAGCGTTGCCAATAGATGAGAAAAAACCGTTAGTGGTTGAAGTGAAGCCTATTACTCGCAACCTTGAGCAAAATGCCAAGTTTCATGCAATGTGCGGCGATATTGCTAAACAGGTGCAATTTAACGGCGAATGGCTACCGCTTGAAGCGTGGAAGGTTCTTTTAATTTCTGCTCACGCAGAAGCAACGAAAGAAGGTTCTTGTTTGGTCACAGGATTGGAAGGCGAATTAGTGAATATTCGTGAGAGTACGGCTCAAATGAGCGTAAAACGAATGGCAAGTTTAATCGAATATGCAACTTCGTGGGGTGTTTCTAATGGGGTGCATTTTAATGACAGATGGAATTTTTGGGGGGTGAAATAACCTACGCTTAGTGGTTAAGCGTAGGTGTAAGCGTTAAGCGGTTAAGATTTTATCCGCTGCGATTTTAGCTAAGAAGTTGCTACGGTTTTTATACTCTTTGTGAACGGCAACAAAATCATCAATGCGTTTGATGAGATAGCTAGGGAGGGTGATGTTGATGCGTTCGGCTTTGCCGAGTAAATGGCTAATATCAACATCAACAAAGCCGAAAAAGAAGTCATATTCTGCAAAATCAGGGTTTTTGCGGTGGTTATCAATGGAGGTTGGCATCGGAATTTCTTCTCCATCTTCAACTAAGCCTTCAAGGTGGAACACGATGGCTTCTTTGACATTTTGATATGCTTCTTCGAGGGTATCGCCAGCAGAGAAGCACCCTGGAATATCAGGCACGATAACGCCGTAAGCGTGAGTTTCGTCACCTGGTTCAATTGCAATTGGGTATAACATATTTTGTCCTTGTGGTTATAGCAGGGCTATTTTAGCCCCGCTTGTTTAAGTATTGAGAGTTCAGTTCCTTTTTTTAAATCCTTTTTCGGATGAGGCACTGTTACTCGCCCTTGTTTAGTTGGATGTTTGAATTGATGGTGGCTTCCACTTGTTGCAACTAAGTACCAACCGTCCGCTTCAATCATTTTAATTATGGTTTTGCTATCCACATTATTGTGCTCCTTTGTTGTTTTTCATGTGTGTATTATACTTATTTTTATGTTTTTATCAACTGTTTATATGTAAGATGTGTATTTTAGGTGAATAAATGAAATTTTACTGCCCAAACTGCCAATCAATTCTTAAAGACTGGCGTAGGTTTTCTGAAAAAGTCAGAGATTGATAAGGTAAAACCGTTTGAATGTACTGGCTTGAAGTGCACTAAGCGGTGGAGTGAGGAAGAATTGGAGGCATTTAATGATAAAGCCGAAAGTGAAAAAGCGTAAATGCAAATGCTGTGGTGGTGAGTTTAAGTCTGCGGATAGCTTTAGAAAATGGTGTAGTGCTGAATGTGGTGTGAAACTTGCCAAAATAGCCCAAGAGAAAGCACGTCAAAAAGCCATAGAAAAGCGAAATCGAGAAGAAAGGGCAAAGATTAAAGCAACGAGAGAACGCTTAAAATCTCGTTCTGAATGGCTTAAAGACGCTCAGGCTGTTTTTAATGAATACATTCGTTTACGAGATAAAGATGAGCCTTGTATTTCGTGCCAGCGTTTTCATCAAGGTCAATATCACGCAGGGCATTATCGCACGGTAAAAGCAATGCCAGAGCTGAGATTTAACGAAGACAACGTCCATAAACAATGCAGTGCTTGTAACAATCATTTGAGCGGAAATATCACAGAATATCGCATCAACCTTGTGCGTAAAATCGGGGCAGAGCGAGTAGAAGCATTGGAAAGCTATCACCCTCCTGTGAAGTGGTCGGCTGAGGATTGTAAGGAAATTATTAAAACGTATAGGGCGAAGATTAAGGAGTTGAAATGATTAGATTGCATATCAGCATTGACGATATTCTACGCGTTTGGGTCCGTCGTTGGGCTTCTCATCGTGGGTGTCGTGGTTATCCATCATTACAATCTTTTATGCGTGAGGCAACTGCTCAAATTACAAAGTATAGTATTGATGAACTGTCAGAGGAACAGTATCTTAAGCTAGATGAAGCTGTGATGACATTACACGATTTGAATTTGGAAGCCTATCAGGTGCTAATGGCAGTGTTTTTACAAGAGCAGGATAAGAAGAATATTTGTCTTGAAATGCAGATCTCACCGAGAACCTATGACAACCGTTTGCGTACCGCAAGAGATTTTATGGAAGGGGCGGTATTTGGTTCGGGGTTGATTAGATTGAAGTTTTAGGCGTATTGCTACGCCTGATGTTGCCGATAAATTTCACAAAGTTTTTTAATGGCTTCGGCTTTCGTTCCACCGATTTCAGCAAGTACTGACGCAAATTCGTCCGCAATAGGCGTTTCCATACGCACAGAAAATTGCTTAACCTTGCCTTCAGCAAGCATACGTTTGTTATATTCGTTCGCAGTTTTAGAACGAAGTTTGCGAGAATGTTCAGTCATTGAATTTGCCATAGTTACCTACTTGATTTTTTAAAACGTTGGTTGTATAGTTTAGGAACTGCCTAGCAGTGGGGGCAACCACCGCTAGGACTTTATCTGATTAGTAAGCTGATGAGCTTAACACAATCAGAATTAAGAAGATGATGATTTGATAGGTTTTCATCGTCTTAGTTCCTATTTTTAGTTGAGCGGTGAAAGCCGCTCTTCTTATTTCCGCCCTATTGCGAAAACAAATATATTATAATTTACAAATAATAATTTATCAAGAATTATTTGTAAGTTTTCAGATTTTCATTCAAGGTTATCAAATGTTTAACTTCAGAAAACAAAAGCAACAAGTTGAGCTAATTGAGCAATTACAAGCAGAAATTGAGGAACTAAAAGCAGAAAACTACCGCTTGAGAGATTTGCTTTCAAGAGAGTGGCAAGAAAAACGCCGTTTTATGAAGATGATAAACGGCAAAAAGAAAATTGCCACAGATTAATCAACAACGATTATCTGTGAAGTCGTGTGAATTTTAATTGTTCAAAAAGTGATTGACGTCGTGCGAGAAAAGTAGTACATTTCAGCTATGCTTGCAACTCGTACAAGCGAGAGAAAGCGAAATGATTTTGTAGCCCTGATCGGAAACGGTCGGGGCTTTTTGTTTGGGGGTTAGGATGGAACAACGAGATATTCTGTTAAAAAACGGTGAAGTAGTTCAAGAAAAATCTCAATGTCACTATGCCGCTGACCGGTCATCTCGACGTATATCAGACTGCGGTCCTCACTTCCAAAATAGGAAAATTTATCCATTTGCTGGCAATAATGACGTACCACAAGATTAAACATATCTAGTGGTACTGAGTAAATTTGATAAAGGTTATCACAATGGTAGAACTAAATATTGCGTTAAAAAATGCCGCAGAGCTTTATGGTGAAAATCGACCATTTGTCGATCCTGAAAGTGGAACTCTAACCCTAGCAGGTTGCGAAGCTCTAAGTCGTCTTGGTATTGGATTTTCCGAAAGTAGACTTGAACCTGATCTTTTAGATAAGTTGCGTAAGAATCTCGCTGCTCTTTAGTAAAACCTGTTGTGAGTTTTTCTATGAAAAAAAGGTGAAGATCCTTTTCGAGTTGAACTAAGAAGTTAAAGTTGTCTGCAATTTTGGCATCTTTAAATGTGAATTCAATATAAGAGAAATGGCTATTATCATATTTTCCTATCCAGTGAGAACAACCTAGTGTGATAAAGGGGCTATCAGGCTTGTTAAGTTCAATAAGTGTGGTTTTAAGTTCTGGTAGTTGAGCAATTTCTAGGATTTCATCTATTTTTTCAGGATGATTAACTAAATCAATTCCACCTGCATTTGGTGTTGGATTTTGGCAATCTTCAGATCCATTTGATGGTCGATATGGAAATTTGGTATAACCTTCACGAAAGTACATAATTTAATCCTCTGCTAGTTTATTTGTTGGGGAACAATATTCTAGCAGTTTTTTTAACCAAGCTCAGTCTTTACGGACTGGGCTTTTTTATTGCCTGATATGAGGGCTAAGGTATGAAAAATGTTATGAGAGATATGGGAACACAGACGTATATTTGGTCTGGATTTAGTGGGATTATTGCGTGGCTGAGTGAGCAACAGAATTTAATGATTTTAAGTCTTGCGATTGGTATTGTGACGGCGTGTGCGAACTTGTATCAACGCTGTGACGAAGGTAAGGCGAAGCGTCGTGAACGTGAGCGAGCCGAAGAAGCTCATCAAATCAGAATGCAGATTTATCGGGTAAGGGCAGAGAGGTTAAGTAATGAGCAAGCTAAAAACACTAGGTAAATTTGGCGGTGGAGTTTGTTTTGTCAGTGCCATTATTGCGGTGTTGAA